CTTCGTATAGTCAGAAAAAGCGTAATGTCATCGTTGATCGACATAACGTTGAACTGATCCATACGGTGTTCCCTGTTGCACCGAGCACGACTTCCGTTGAACGGAAGGCGTACTTCGTCATCGAGAACCAGCGCGGCGATGATATCGCTGAGTCGGTTTCCGATGCACTCGGTTTGGTTGGCTTTCTCACGAACGCCAACATCACCAAGTTGATGAATTTCGAGTCGTAATAACGGACCGTTGAGTAATCAACGGATTCCGCGGGGGGTGAGGCCTGGCCGAAAGCCAGGTCTCATCCATCCATATTACGATAGGAACTCGAAAGATAGTGAGCAGGTCTGCGGCTTGGATCTCAAACCTCCAAATAGGAGATTGAATGAAAAGCCAAGTAAATGCTCTACTCCATGTCTCCTCTGGCATCATTGAAGATGCGTGGAGGACATACCCGGCGCTTAAGGGAAGTTTGCTCAAAGATTTGAGTCGGCTCACCCTTGGTTGTCAAACTCGAGACCTAGCGTTCTTCACGTTAGATCTCCCTAATCTCCAATCTCTATTACTTAGAGCGTTGGAGACTGGCTTCCTTACTCTTGAAGGGCCCTTATCTAGGCCCATCTCCAAGAGCACCAAGGTGCCGAGATTATTCTCGGGACTATGGTTGAAGGTTTTTGACAAGAGCGCTTGCTTAAGGCATGAGGTAGATGTCAATGCCTTGTTCTTCTTGTTTTCCCTTACGGGATTAGGCAAGAAGATCGAGGTGGACTGCTCAGACGATCGAAAATATTCGAAAGTAGGAGAGTACCATGACATCGAACGGAAACTCCGTCATCCCAGCTTCAGCTGGAACAACGACGAGTTCCGTCTCGCTGGCGGAAAATGCGGTGACCTTCTCGAAGGATCACTACATTCCCGAAATCGCCATCGTTTCGACGGCGCTATGCTTCATCCTAGTCTTTTTCCTTGTGATGTTCCCGAAGAATCGGGCCTCATAAGCGAAGAAGATCAGGAAGTTGCATCGAGCGAGATTGGGTGCAATCGGGATGATCTTAGTTCTGTGCATCTTGCACAAGCTATTGATCACGTCTACCCTATGCGTCTTCGCACTAATGATCTGTTCCATGAAGGATACAGCTCAGAAGAGCGGGACCATTTGGTAGCCGATATACACCTCCTCAATAAGATTCAGCAAGTTGCTGATCTTATTTTCAGTTCCTTTGGTCCGTTCGACCCAATTGCATTCAGCGATTGGTTACACGAACGTGGCCAAGGAATTGGCTTTAAGCATGGCAAAGGTGCTGTGGCGGAAAGAAGGAAGAATCACCAGAAAAGTGATTTCACCTACTGGCCACCTAAGCTCGAACGCGTGTTCCCCTTTGATCTCTGCGGGAAATCCGCAGGATCAGATAAGGAACGTCCGGTTCCTCATGAGGTTCCGGGTCGCC